ATCCGGTTTCAAGGTGCTGTTGTTGACAAACGAGATGAAACCGGGCCAGCTTTGGGTCAAGCTCCGGCAAGTCGATATGGCGCTGGAGAAAGGAATCCGCAGGCCCTTTATGTTGGTCAAAAACTACGTGCGCTATCCAAAGCAGTTTGAAAGCGAGTACAAAGCGGTCTGCCAGATGTGTTCGGAGCTATCAGAAAACTTTGCGATGATGTCCGTCCGGCGCATGGGCGCGGATGATATTGCTCTGCTTATGACCGAAGCAAAAAATATCTTCGGCAAGTACCCGGACATCGTGATAATTGACTACTTGCAACGCATCCCCCGCGCGAGCACAAGCAGAGACCCGCGCGAGGGGACAATCAAGACCTATCAAGCGTTTTCGGAGGCAGCGCTCGACATGGATAGCGTAATCTTTGTGCTTTCGCAGATGAACAAAGAAGGCGGCTTCAAAGAGTCAGAGATAGCCGAAGAAGAGGCTGGGATTGCGTGGGAAATCAGCCGCCCGGAAACTGATGATGGGCTGAAGATGCCGTTCATCGACTGGCGGATTAAGAAATCGCGAATCAGCGCTTATCAGAGCGTGCGCGTGGCATTTGACGATGTGTCTGGAACAATACTTGATGACAATTAAGCGACGAGAAGGAGTAAGCAAATGGCAAGTGATTTGAACAAAGTGGTGATGATGGGCCGGCTGGTGCGAGACCCGGAAACTAAGATGACAAACGGCGGAATGGCCGTAACGAAACTGACTATAGCGAACAATAAGTCAGTCCGCGATGGTTCCGGGTATAAACAAGAAGCAGGTTATTTCCAGTGGGTGGCTTTCGGAAAGATGGCCGAGACGATTGCAAAATGCTTTCGGAAGGGCGAGCGCATCATATTGGCAGGGCGGGCTAATTATCAGACCTGGCAAGGCGCTGATGGAAAGCAAGTTTCCAAAGTGGAATTTGAAGTGGCAGAATTCAGCTTCGTGGACAAGCGCGCCGAAACCGAAAGAACGGTAGAGCGCTTTGGTGAGCGTGTAATCGCAGCCGAGGACATGCCATTCTGAGCATGAAGTACGAGATTGAGCGCAAACGCTACCTGCTGCTTTGCGGCAATCCGGGGGTCCTTAAGACTGCCGACCTGCTTGCCGCGCGGGATTGGTTTTCGTGGCGGCATTGCTTGCGCAGGCTGCGGCAGGTGCCAAAAGACCAGCGGCCAGTCGCGATGAAGTTATTAAGCGCAGCGCAAGAGGAGCGCAATAAGCCACTGGATAGGGATACCGCAACGTTCTGGCAAAGCCTTGAGCGCGGCAAGGACATGCTAAAGTTTTTCGAGGCTCCAATCCATCCTGGAATTTACCGCGACCGCGCGCAGCCTATCATGCTGAGCGGCCAGCGAATCGGCGTAACGATATGCGCGGAAAGAATGCGTGGGAACAAGGTCCGAGTGTACTATCGCAGCAAAGATGATAAGATGCTGACCCTTGCAAGAATAGAGGTGAAGCAAGGAAGCACTGGCAGCGCGTACCTGGATGCGCATGGAGCAAAATCGCACGTAACAGTGTTTCACGTTGAACACGCAAAAAAGACTTTACCTGACTTATCGATGCTGAAATAATGCAACGTCATCGGGGGTCGAATGAGCGACAAAATCACGATTGAAAACCTGTGCGGCGGGCAATTCAAAGAGCAGGTTGAAGCCGCGCTTAAAAAACTTGCGGCTAACATCGAGAAGTACGGGAACACAGCAGAGCATGAGTTTACGGTGAAGGTGACCGCAAGTGAGAATGCCGAATATGGTTTCTGGGAGATGGATGCCAAAACAAGCGTTAGCTGCAAAACGCACGAACGCATGATTAGCTCAAAAGAACCGGTAAAAATCAGCAAAGGCGCAATCTATGATGGCAATCCACAACAAAGACTCGCGCTTGGATGACCCGAAGGTGTTTTTTGGGCGTCTGCTAACGGCGGCGTTCCCACAGGCTCAAGCAGAATACAGGTTCCACCCAAAGCGAAGGTGGAAGATTGACTGGTATCTACCTGAGCACAAGATAGGAATTGAGATTGAGGGGGGTATTTGGATCAAAGGACGGCATACAAGACCGTCTGGTTTTGTGAAGGACATGGAGAAGTACAATACAGCGGCTCTCATGGGTGTAAGAATATATCGAATATCACACACAGACTTGAGGTCGGTGTCTAAGATTCTCTCTCACTTCACGCTGATTAAACATTATGCGGCAATGGTGTAATGGTAGCACGTCGAGTTACCAGCTCGAAGGTCGAGGTTCGACTCCTCGTGACCGCTCACTAACGAATAAAAAAAATTGTTGACAATATACAAAAACATTTTACTGTAGCAACATGAAGCTTGCAACTGGTTACTTTGGGAATCTGCGCCTATATCGAAAAAACAATCTAACGCCATTGGCGATTTGCCAATATGCGCCACAGTGGTACAACGGCAGTGTGGAAACACGGCTTGCTCCACCAAAATGGCTGCTGCAAAAAATTAAGTCCGGCACGATTGATTACGAGACGCAGTTTGTGTCAGAATACAAAAGACACCTTGAGGCGCTCGGAGAAGAAAAAATTAAAAAAATTCTGGCAACGCACGGAGCAAATCTGGTGCTGTTGTGTTACGAAAAAAATTACAATGAATGCCACAGAAAAATTCTCGCAGACTATCTTCGGGAGCGCGGGGTTGAAATAGGCGAATACTCAGAACCGAGCGTGGCGCCGGTAAAAGCCGTTTTGTCGCAAGGCTTATTATTCTGATGTTTTTTGGAACGACGCCAGTACCGATTGCAAACTACGTATTCGGCGAATTTAGCCGGCAGCAACCCAGTAAGGTTATAGAGCCGTATGCTGGCAATTTTGTTGTGTCTCAGCTCGCATCAAAAGCGGTGCAAGACGTGAAAATCCTCAGTAGCGATGTGTCGCTGTACTCCTGCGCAATAGGCTACGCCATTAACGACGAAGATGCTGGCATAAGGTTCACGGATGAGGCCAAGATGCGATTCAGGTTTGCAGAAGCGGCTCAAACACCATTAGAGATTGCGGCGGGAACAATTGTTCTGTGTGAGGCGATTCAGGCGATCAACAAGTCAAAAATCCGGTACTACGCAACGATTGTCCGCGACATCGAGCTAAATCAGGACAAGTACTACCAAAAAATGCTCGGGGTTGTAACAAAACTAAAAGCAGAAATGAGTAGGAATTTTCGATATATTGGTCAAGACGGCGCGAGGACAATCGAGGCAGCCGGCCCGGATACGTTTGTGTACTTCGATCCGCCGTATTTCAAGGGCGACTACGAAAAAATGTGGAAAGGTATCGAAATGCTCGTGACGATGCCGGAAATACCGTACACGTTGATTACCGAGCAAGAAAAAGCAAGGCAAATTGAGATGCTTCTCAACTCTGGTTGCGAGTTAATCTACAGAACGCAGGCTGAAAAAGTCAATGGCATGCGCCGTGTGTTCCAGTACAACCAAGGCCGGAGCAAGACGCACTATTTGTACGCTAACTATAAGGCAAAGCCGGGGATCAAGCTCAATACTGCGCTTCGGACGGTTTCGGGAAAGTTCAAAGTGTTGAATGAAATGAACGAGCTAACAGGAAAAGAAAGTGCGCGAATTGTACCGATAGATAGCAAGGTATCGAATTATTACCGCGTGCTCTGGACGAAAAAAGCAAAGATGACTGACATGGGCAAGCCTTACGGGCTATTCCTCGATGACGTGTTTGTTGCCTGCATAACGATTTCGTCCGGACTAAAGTTTGCAATGGATTATGCGTTGATCGTGTCAGATTGCGTCCCCCCGGGGTCTAAATACAAGAAGCTCTCGCGACTGCCGCTGTTGTGCATTTTGAGCGAAGAGTTCAAAAATTACGTAAATGGCGAAATGATGTGGGAGCACAATGGGTTTTCCACGATTGCGTTTTCAAACGAACCGGTGAGCATGAAATATCGCGGATTGTTCGATTTGGCCGAGCGCAAGCCGAATACGGATAACGAGTATAAGTTTAAGCTAACATATCGGCAGCGGCGAATGTTCAACCCTACAGTGCAAAAGGCATACGAAGAGTGGTTCACAAAATATGGACAAGACAAAAATTGAAAAGCTGAATAAAAAATTAGCAGCGAATAACCTGCCAGAGCTTGCGCTGGTAAGTCCTCATGACTGCCTGCCTCAAAAGCGCAACGCGCGCTACATGACCCCGGAGCAAATGGAGCGCTTAGTAGAAAACATCAAAAGAGACGGCCATTTAGAGTCGGTGCCGTTGGTAACGGCAGCCAAGGCCGAAGGGAAATACAGCATCATATCGGGCCACCACAGGATTGAAGCAGCAAAACTCGCAGGTCTGGAAGTTATCTTAGTCATGGTGGTCACGGTTAAAAATAAGGATCAGCTGATTGCAAAGCAGTTGAGCCATAACGCAATTGTAGGTCAAGACGACCCGCATATGCTTGCCGAGCTCTACCAGTCTATCAACGATCTAAGCGAAAAGCTGTATTCAGGTATCCAAGACGCACAGGCAAAGGTCAGCTACGTAAGCGTTAATTTCCGGGCTGGCTCGTTCAAAGAGCTGACGCTAATCTGCCTCCCGGAGGACATCGAGTTTACGGATGAAGTGCTTGAAGACATACAACGGCTTTCGGTAAAGCCAGATACCGCAGTTCGCACGATTGACGCAGCTGTCTGGGATGAATTTGTAAGGCACCTAATCAGAATCAAGCGAACAGAAAACATCAAATCGACAGGCGCCGCGCTCGTGGAGATGGCGCGGCTGGCGCGGCTGTACATAGAAGAGCGCAATGCCAAGACCAGTACCCAACAGACGGATTCGGCCAAGGGATAAACTGCCCCTTAAACCAAGGACAGAACGCGCCACGGAGACTCCCAAGCGGGTCTCAGTGGAGATTCTGCCGCCTCCAGAGTCCGACATTCCGGACAATGCGGGCACGGAAAAAAAGACACGCTGTACAGTCATAAAACGCATCCTCATGAAGCAAAACCGGGTCATCGAGTCGCTGAAAGCCAATGGGGGCCATATCCAGAATGCGTGCGAAAAGGCGAATATCAGCAGGACGACGTTCTACGAATGGAAAGAGAGGTACAAAGGATTCGCGGACCAAGTAGATCAAATCATCGCCGGGCAAATCGACACGATGGAGTCTGCCCTGTTCCGGGCCGGGCTTGAAGGGAATGTAACGGCACAGATATTCTATCTGAAAAACAAGCGGCCAGAAGAATGGCAAGACGTCAGCCGCATAGACGCGCGAGTAGGAGTCGTAGATGTCCGAGCAACAAAAGCAGAAATCGCAGCAATCATCGAAAAGTACGGGCTACTTAGCCGCCCTTAACGATTGGTGCACAGAGCCGCACAAACTGGGGCACCTGCTTGGCTTTAGGAAACTGACACCAGTGCACGATGGCTGGATTCGCGAATTTGTGCGTGCTGGAAAGGCTGAAACGCGGGTGCTGATGGCGCACCGTGGGTCATATAAGACGACATCAGGGTTAGTCGCGCTGACACTGCTGTACATGCTGAACCCGAACATTCGGGTTCTCATCGTCAGAAAGTCAGACACGATGGCGCGAAAACTTTTGAGCGCAATGGAAAAAATCTTCCGCTCAGATATTGTCCGGGCATGGATGTACGCGGCCTATGGCGTGAAAACGTTGGAAACAGACAAGTGGTCGTCCAGCGCGCTGAGGTTGTCGATTAACAACCGTATCACGCCAGAACCGTCGCTGGCTGCCGCAGGTATCGGAACCGTGCAAACCGGTGACCACTATGACTATATCTGGAGCGACGACATCATTACAACGGACGACCGTTATTCACACGCGAACAGAGAGCAGACAAAAGCCTACGTCTATGAAACCGAAAACATTGTAGAGCCAGACGGGATCCGAATGTTCACGGGCACCGTCTGGCATCCGCAAGACGCGTGGACTGTGATTATGCCCATGGTCTCGAAAGAGCCAATCATCCAACCCATCGGGACAGTGCCAATCCCGGAAATCACGCCGGAGTGGATTGAGCGGAAAAAACAATCCATGCCACTGAGCCTGTGGGCGGCAAATTATGAACTAAAGCACGTAAAGGACGTTGAAAAAGAATTTGGTGACCCGATACCGGGAGAACCGCCACCGGGGCTGACGAAATACTGGTTCATAGACCCGGCATTCGGCGGCGCAGACTCAACAGCTATATGGGAAGGCTGCACGGATGGAGAGCTGTTTTATCTGACATGGGCGAGGATGTTCCGGCGGTCGATTGCCGAGAAGTACGATGAGCTCGAACAGCTATTCTGGCAGCGAGACGTGGCCAAAGTGTTCTACGAAAACGTCGGCGCGCAAAAGCTCGTCGGTGTTGAGTTAGAACGGCGCCGCATCCCCTGCGAAGGCGTGCCATCGAACACAAACAAGTTTGCGCGGATAACGGCCGCACTGAAGCCAGTGTGGCAGCGGCTCCGATTCCACCCGGAAGTCTTGAGAAACAACATGGCGCCAGCAGAGCCGGGCGAAGACACGCCGCCAAACCCGCTGATTGAACTACTGGAATACAACATCGACGCACAACACGACGACAGTCCAGACGCGTGTGCCGGGTTAGTGTCGCAATTGCAAGGGCATGGCGAAATCGACTACGAGGACATCCTCGATATTCAGCGGCAAATATCTTGACGGCATGGAACGAATCAGGAAGGGGCAAAATATGACAGAACACGGTCGGGTGATGGTGTCGGTAGAAGCATCCACGGCGGTGCACTCAGCGGTGGAGCGCATTCGGGAGATCAGCCGGCAAAACGCACTCCTGTCTGAATCCCTTGGTATAAACATTCAAGGCCAAGACGCGACGCGCGATATCGGCGTTACCGACGCGCCTATCTTCGGGGCAGAAGCGCGCGCAATCTACCGAGGTCTTGACGTAGCGCAAAGGGTGATAGACGCGCCGGCGCAGGACGCGCTTCGCCAAGGCTTTGTGATAAAGACAAACTACGATGATAAAGGCATCGAGCTTGATAAGCTGCTGATGGAGCGGCTCGAATCCCTTGACTACAAGCGCAGGTTTTTGCAGTGGCTAATCTACAGTCGATTGTATTCCCGGGGCGCGCTCATGTATCCGGTTATCAAAGAGCGGGGGATGTTGCCCAACCGCGCGCACGTGCGGCTCCCGCTATACCTTGAAAACATCGAGAAGGTTGTGCGGCTTAACGTCATCAGAGAAGACCTATTCAGCTATCAGGTGCAATCATACGACCCATTGGCTGCAGACTTTGAAGACTTTGTGAACGTGTGGGTTATGGGCCACGAAGTGCATCCGTCCCGGTTCCACCTGCTGGTGCAGAACCTTGACCCCGTTCGGCAGCGCGGCGTCTCCACGCTTGAGCGCGTCAGAACCGCGCTTATGGGCATCAACATCGCAGAGTGGACAATAACGCAGCTACTGCTCCGCTATCGGGCGCTGCTAATCAAGTACCCCGCTGACCAGCTCGAAAGGGTCAAGATGGGCGAGCGCAACGGATTGAAAAAGCGGATTGCAGAGCTCGTCGATACAATCAAGATGCAGTTTACGGCGAAGTCGGTAGTCGGGATGCCGTCGAATTATGAGTTTCAATATCTGCAAACCTCGTTTGATGGTCTGAAAGAAGCCACGGATTTCCTGTACTCTTTTCTCTCTACCGTGACGCGGGTTCCCCAAAACATTCTCCGCGGGTCAGCGCAAGGGGAACTGGCGAGCTCTGAAAAAGACCAGCGAGATTATTACGAGCTTGTAAAGAGCGAAGAGCAGAATGCGAAACTGGAGCCAGCGCTTCAATGGCTGTTCCCGTTCTTGATATACGAACGCAGCGGCCAAATCTACCAGCGTTGCAAAGCCTACGGCATCGACCTTGCAGACGTGAATCCGCAGGTAATTTTCAAGCCGCTGCAATCGGTCAACCCGATGGCCGACGCGCAAATCTTCCAAACGAAAATTGCCGCGTACACGATGGCCGCGCAATCCAACCTATTCCCACAGGATGCCCTCAAGGACGAAGCAATGCGAGACGTGTTCCCGCACCTGGACCGGTCGGCGTTTGCTGAAGTCTCAGAGACAGACGAGATGCCCGAAGATCCGTTCGGCCTACTGGAGAAAACCCGCGTTGAACTGCCGACAGTTTGGGACGCGCTGAAGAAACTCGCCAAGAATGAAAAATCTGGAATCGCAGTATAGCCTGATTTTCGACAAGCTCATAAAGAACCTGACGAAACAGTATCTGGAGCTACTGATTGAGGAAATCGGGGATACGCGAACCAACGCGCAGCCGGAGACGTTTGCTGAAAAGCTGAAACGCATTCGGGAGAAGATGACCGCAAAGCCCGCCTTGAAAAACGTGTTCAAGGCAATGCAGTCAGTCTTCGCGCGCGTCGATGCGCAAGTAACGAAGTCGATAAAAGCCACCTACAGCAAACGCAAGTTTCCGGTGCCGCGCACGGTGTTCCGGCCAACGCCCGCGCTCAAGCAGGCAGTGGCGGAAAATGTCGCGCTCATCAAGGGCATCGTGAACAAGCAGGCAGAGCTGCTGGAAAAGGCAGTAGTGAAAGCTCTCCGTCAAGGTGCGAACTTTAGCGCGGTGCGCGAAGCAGTACTGAAACAATCCAACAAAGGCGCGGCCTATGCGCAGTTTGTGGCTCAAGACCAAGTGGCGAAGGCTTACGCGGCCATCAACGCTGAACGGCAGGCAAGCGCAGGAATACCGGGCTATATCTGGAGCGCATCGAATGACAATAAGACGCGCCCAACGCATCGAATACCGAGCGGACGGTTTTTTCTATGGAACCAAACAATGCCAAACGACACGCGGCCACGGGACAAGTCGGGAAAAATACTGCACCCTGGAATGGATTATCGGTGTAGGTGCAGCGCGATACCGGCCTTTGATAAGTCCGATGAAAAACTGTTCAAGAAAAATACATTTGACGCGTGAAAGCCGTTGAGGATATTGAAGCATGTCGAAGAAGCAAAAGCTTCGGTGGGCGCGGCGGATGAACCGCCTTGCGACCCGGCCCCTGCGTAGAACTAATCGCGACTATACAGTAAAATCCGCGCTTTCTGAAAACTGGGAACTGACTCCAGAGGGGTTTCTCATCGTGCCCGTTGTGGTCGCGAAAAAGATGGTGCTCGACTACCCCGAGTACGGGACTCGCGAGTTAGTCGGCGACGCAATTTTCAGCAAAGAATTTCTCGCGAGCTGCGATGGCTGTCCATTTGTTCTTGAACACCCGGTGAATGATTCAGGGCGCTCGGTGGACGTGCTGCCGGATAACTTTGAAGAGTATGTCAAGGGCGTATTGATTGACCCGCGCCCGGAGCGTGAGAACGACCGCGTTGTCGGAAAGATAAAGGTCTGGGATAAGGACGTTATCGAGAAAATCAAGTCCCGCGAGTTGCGCGAACTCTCCCAAGGATACCGCTGTGTTGTTATTGACAGCCCGGGAGTATATCGTGGAGAGCGTTATGATGGAGTGCAGACGGAAATCATCATGAACCATATCGCGCTGGTGCAGGAAGGCCGCGCCGGCAGTGAAGTGGCCGTGATGAATAGCAAAAAGTGGCGCGAAGCCACGCGAAGAATGGAGGAGAGTATGGCGAAAAACACACGCCGCAATATGGATGAGCAGACCACTGAAGCAGGTAAGCCCAATCCACAAAATGCGGATGGGGAACTGGAGACAGAGGAACAGCAAGAGCAAGAGGACGCGCGCTTCGCGGCCATTGAAGAAAAGCTGGAAATCTTGGCTCAAGCAATCGCTAAGCTGACCGGAGCTCAGAATAGCGAAGAAGAAAAAACTGAGAATGAGGAATACGATGGCAAAGAAGACAAACCTAAAGCTAACGCTGAAGAATCAGAGTCAAAAGCAGAAAATCCAAAACCAGACGAAAAAGCAACCGAAGAAGAAAAAATAATGAACCGGGTAACTAATGCGCTCACCAAGCGCATCCCGGAAATCATCCAGAACACAATTGCGCAACAGACAGAAGCCTACCTGCAAGCGCAGGTGCTTTTGGGAGAAGATGCTCAAGACTTCGCAACGCGGCTGAATGACTTGACCGCATTCCGCAAGTCTGTGCTGATTCGCAACGGGATGCCAAAAGCCACCGTTGACAGGATGAGCGCGCAAGAGGCAAAAATCTGGCTGGCCGTGAAGGCAGAGCACGCGAAAGAGGACTCGCTGCGTTCGCGATTCAACGGCGTAAGCAGCTACACCGAATCGGGCGACCGCAAAGCAGTGTCGCTGAATGAGTTTTAAGAGGAGAAGAAGAAGATGGCGACATATCCACAGACACGCTCAGTCCACAGCATAACCGAGCAAGCTGCTGGCTCAAAAGGCACTTACGACCCGGCGGAGTTATCAGCACCAACGCAGAAGCTCATCACAGCCCTGCCGTTTGGTGTGATGGTGACCCAAGGCGCAAACGGCTACGATAAAGTGACGAACACGTCCACTTCCGTTGTAGGCGCGCTGCCTATCAGCGTCAACGCTGGCGACTTCAAAAATGGCCGGTACTTGGCTAACGATGCAGTAGCCCCGATTCGGCGAGGCTATCTGTTCGTGAAGATTGACCCGGCGCACAAGCCAACGCCGACGAACCTGCGGGTGTCCTATGACACTGGCAAAGAAGGATGGCTGACATCCGAGGCTACAAACTCAAAAGTTATCGCCGCCGGTGCGGGATTGAAACTTGAGAACGTGTATGACACAGTAGCGGAAGTGTACTTTTCAGGATTGCCTGAGTACCCGCTGACATAAGGAGACGAGGATGATTAAAGACTTTTCACAAAACCCAATTGCGCGCGGGGTTATCGCGCTTGCGAACAGAATCAACGACGCGATTGGGGAAGCTCACGGCGAGCGTTACAAGTTTGACCTGAAGCCGCGCAGCAACGGAACTTTCAAAACCAAGAACCTGAAAGGCGAGCCTATGGAAGTCCGCATTAACGCGATTGTTCCGAGCGAAGAAATCTTCACGATTTCGCAGGAACTGGTGCGTCAAGCAGACGAACCGTTCGCAGCGAGAGAAGTGTTTGAAGAAGACACTTCGTTCCATCCTGGGTCACGTGAGGTTGGATTCGACGTGCTGTCTGAAACCGGCGAGGCCTCGCTGGTCGCAGTGACAGACGAAGAGCCGGCGATTGGAACAGGCAGCGTGAGGTTGGACCGTAACTTCCAACCCGTTTGCAAGATTGCGCAGGCGGTATCAATCACGCGAGATGAAATCCAGTACATGGAGCTTCGTCAAGACCGTGGCCTGTCACCGCTCGTTGATCTGATGACAGAGAAGCTGAACGTAGCGAAGAAAAACATCGACCGCGTTCACGACAGGTTAATCTGGAAAGGTGCGGAAATCAAAGGCGTGGCAGGTGGGCGCATTTTGGGTGTGGCAGACTTCATGTCCACGAACCCTGCAGAGTATGGCGGCAACGCCGCGACACGTGGCAAAGTCGAAACTGTTGCGAACGGTGGCAGTGGCTTCCCTGAGTGGAGCTCAAAGACTTCGGACGAGATAATCGCAGACCTTGCAAAAGGATTCGCGTACATCAACCGCAACAACACCTATAAAGCGACTCACTTCGTGCTGCCGCCTTCAATCCTGACCGGAAGGCTGGCGTTCAAGCGCACTTCAGACGTGGACAGCACACCGTTGATTGAGTGGATTCAGCGCGCCGCGCGTTTGGCTTTGGGCAACGAGCTAAAAATCGTTGCTTCAAACGTCATGGAGCACGGCACTATCGACGGCACAACAAGGCCAGTCAACCTGTTCGCAGATACCGCGTTCATGCTGCTGGACAGCAAAAAGCAGTACCAAGCAATCGCGACCATTGAGCCGCTGGTGATGCTTGCGCCAGAAGTCAACAAGTTTGGCACAATCACTCAGGTAATGCAAGTCAAGACTTCTGGCATCATGGTCAAGCATCCATCGACCATGTACGCGGGCGTTCAGATTGCGTAAGGCTGAATGGCAGACATTGGCAAAATCAAGAGGATGCTCCCGACCGGGAGCGTCCCGGATGATAAGCTCCAGCAGGCGATAGAAGACGCGCCGGCCCTGCTACGCAAGTACGGGGTCAGCGTAACTGACTGTGATTATGACCTTATGGAGCGGCTGATAATCTGCCATATCCTATACTTGCAAGGGTTCGCGCGCACCGCCTTGAGCAAGGCTGTTGGTGACGTGAGCCTATCGCTGCCAGATGTTCAGTTTGCTGGGCCGGGCATGAGCCCGTTTCTGCACGTCTTTCTGGGCATGTTGCAAACTTCGGACTTTGTGGTCTCAGTCTGAGCATGAAGGTCAAAGACAAAGGGCTTAACAGGTTCACGCAAGCTCTGGCTGAACTTGGCAAAACCAAATGGCGCATCGGCGCGACAGGCGAGCACAGCGGCGGAATCTCTAATCACGAGCTTCTGGCAATACACGAGTTTGGTACATCTGATAAGCGTATTCCGGCCAGAATGCCTGTCCGGTCTGTCATTCGGGACAATGCTAAGATGGCGCTTGTCTCGAAGACGCTGGTCAAGACGATTGAAAACGCCTACGGTGACGACGGACAGCTGAATGTCGCTATCGTGAAAGATGCGGTGGCGAACACGTTAAAGCAGCTTGTGCAAAACGGAATACGACAAGGACTAAAGCCGCCATTGGCCGAAAGCACGTTGCTGAGAAAGCAAAAGCTGGGGTACTCATCATTGCCGCTGATTGCGACTGGACAGCTCATTAACAGTATCGAAGTCGAGGCGAAATGAACCTGCACGCGGCGCTGTCCGGCTGGATAGAGGAGACTATCACGTGGAGTATTCGCGACCGTGCAGCAGGCCCTGACGGTCAGTATGGGTCAGTCGAAACAGACACCATGGACTTCGTTGCCGTTGTTGGAGAACAAAGTCCCATGAACATCATCCCCATGCCGGACGGAAGCGTGGGAAAAGACATGCTGTTCGTTTACGCGAAGGGAGAGATTCGCAAAGGCGACCGGACTATCGCGCTAAATGATGTCGTGCTTATCCGCGGTAAGCTGTACGTCGTGAACGAGGTGAACTATCGGACACAGGGAGACTACACGCGAGTAAGAGTAGTAAGACCCACAAGGGAGCCGGTCAGTGCTTGACCTTTCGGCAATCTATAACATCATCAAAACCGCCACAGGCATTGACGTCGTCTTCGATGAGGGCCAGAACGTGGAGACGCCACCGATGCCGTACATCACAGCGGCTTTGGTGGATGAGAAGCGTTACAAAGGCTTTCAACGCATGACGATGACTGTGATGGATGGCAGCAATGCAAACAAGACTTACGCGACCCCGGTTGAAACGACGATGCAATTGGGCGTCGTGTATGAAGCAGGCCAGTTTGTCGCGGCCAGAAACAAAATCCGCGACCTGTACGCGTACATGATGACTGACGAGTGGCGAATTGCCATGAAGGCGCTCGATGATGTCAGCGCGCAAATCATATCTCCGATAAGAGAGCTAAGAATCAACAAAGCAGAACTGTTTGAAAGACGCTTGACATTCGACATCACATTTCACTGGACAGACATCAGAACGAAGGAAGGCGTTGATATTATCGACACGGTAAACGTTGAACAAGTACCAGTATCAGGAGGCATGTAATGAGCGCAATCAAGGACGTAATCATCAACATCATCGACGGAGTGATAAACGCCACAGGTGTAAACTTTGGCGTGCCGTTGTTAATCGGCTACACCGGGTCACGGTCAATCGTTAAATGGGGGGCCGGGTCAAGCGGTATCATAGCCAAATCCGTAGCCCGCAATCAAACCTTTGACATAAATGTGAGCTACGCGGCTTCGTACTCTTACGCGATTGTTGGCGGCGTGATAGAAATCGAAGCACCAAACACTGCAAGGGTGCGCGACCTTATCGCTGACTTCGTTGCAAACGCACCGCCGGCAGTAACAAACCTAATCAGCCTTGAGGCAACCGGCACAGGGTCAGGAATAGTGCAAACCTTGAGCACAACCGAAAGCGCTTACCTGGAGTACCAGCGCGTGGAATCGCTGACTCAGATACAGTACTACTATGACACCACTGACGCAGAGTGGAAAATCATTGCAAACATTCTCGGCTCAAGTCCTTCGCCGAATGTCTGCTACCTGCTGAACACTTACAACGTAACCCCGGCAAACCTTGCGAACGCAATTTTGCCGCGAGATAACGGCGATTGGTTCGCAGTGCTCACTACCAGCACGGATGAGGACGACCAGCAAGCGATAACAGACTACGTGAACAACACTGATAGAATCGCGCTCTTTGTAAGCTCCGATGCAAACCGGCTGGATAACGTCAAGGGCGACCATATCGCCTATGTCATTCACGACGCGCATGGCGACCATCCCGAAGCATCGTGGGCCGCGAAGTGTTTGCCGAGTGTTCCAACCGTCGGCTGGAAGTTTCAGTCCCGCTTACAAGGCCAGACACCAAACCTGACAGCGAGCCTTTCCGACCTGCTCAACGTGCGCACCAAAAAGGGCAATTCATACGTGCGGGCTAATGGTGTTGACTACGTGGACGGCTCCCAAATCAACACGTCATCAGGCAACCTGTACTTGGATAGCGTGATTGGGCGGCTTTGGATAAAGCTAAATCTACAAATCGACATTCAAAACTTGCTTTTGCGTGCTGCTGCTGAGGGCGCGAAGATACCTTACACAGATCAAGGAATCAATCAGATTGTGAGCGTCGTGGCAAACCGCCTGACCGCAGCGGGTCAGCTTGGGCTGATTGCGCCGGTCGAAACACAACCGCAGGCTAAAGTTTCTTCGGACGGACAGTACCGGTTCAAAGTGACCGCGTTGTCGCGGGCGCAGGTTGAAGTGATGTATCCGGCTGACATCACGAATCGAGTGTACAAAGGCATCAAGTTTGCCTATGTCGAGTCTGGAGCAATCGAACGCGCCGAAGTGACCGGCGTGATACTGTTAAGCGAGGTGTAAGATGGCGCAAGAGTTTCAAGGCAAGTACAACCCCGAAGATGTCAACATCATCGTCAATGGCGTGACGATTGAAGGCGTTGACGAACAAACCTTTGTGGAAATCGAGAGGCTAAAGCCGGAAGAGTACATGGTTAAGGTTGGCGCTAAAGGCGACTACACTTATGTCAGGAACCTTGACCGGTCGGCGAAGATCAAAATCACTTTGAAGCAGAACGCGCGCCGGTCTATGAACTACCTTGCTTCGCTGCTGGAATCTGATGCAGTTTTCGATACGCAGATAGTCCGCAAAGCCGGCCCGTACAAAGAACTCGTGCAGGCGATTAACTGTGTGATTGGACTGAGGCCGCGGATAAACTTCGCCGCTGAAGAGCAACCGCGGCAGTGGGAAATCCTGTCTGGCAAGCTGACTGAAACAGACAAAGAAGAATGACGCTGTTAGACCAGCTACAGAAGGAATATAAGTTTGCTGTTATCCGGGACGAAAAGTCTCGGTACGTGTGGCGGTTTGTGTTCGAGGATGGGCGCCAGTATCGCTTCCAAGAGCCGGCATTCCTGGAGCTGCATGAAGCGATGAACTCCGAAAGTAACGTGCGCACAGCGGCACTAAAAATCGGAATCGCGCACACGTACCCGGAGAATGATAAGTCGCCGGCGATAACAGAAGATTATCTTTCACAGCACAAAGTAGAGGCGTTTCAGCTTTGGACTCGTCTCTACGGGGAGGTGCTTTTTCAGGACGGTTGAGCCGCTGCTGAAATCCAAGGATAGCAAGCGCGGCGCAATGCTGTTAAAAGAGTTTCGCGGGTCGCTGATGGTAGCGTGGTACGACCTGCTGGATTGTGGGTTACTCAGCTACACGGACCTGCAAGCCATGAGAGTGAATGACCTATATCAGGTGTGGCGGGTAGCAAAAGTGAGAGGTAAAGTCTGATGGCTCTGCAGGAAGCAATCGCGGAAATCAACATCAAAGACCTTGCCTCTAAGTCGCTTGGCAAGATTGAACAAACGCTGCGCAAGCAAGTATCAGCCATGAAAGCCGGCGAGAAAGAAGCCGGCAACCTGAACAAGGCTCTGTCTGGTATATCTGGAGAAAAGGGTACTGGTCAATCTAAGATAGGCGCTGCGGTGCAGCAGATGAACGCCAAGGGTCAGGCGATGGCGGCAGCTGTCGGTGCTGGGTCTGGGTTTCATCACGCAATCAGCCGATTCCATTTCGTGGGCCCGTACATTGCCGCGGCGTTGACTGCGCTACAGGGGTCTGCTGCAGACGCAAAAGCAAAGTTTCAACTGCAGAAGCAACGGGCGGTAGTAGAGAGCAACTACCATCGTGTTCTTGGCAAAGTGATGGGAGACGGAATCAAAGTTTTCACGAATAGCTACTTCCATATCCGAGACGCGCAGGCAGCATTGACAAAGTTTGCTGACATGGGAGTGAAAGCTGAGACTCTCACATCGAACGCAGACGTACTCAAGTTATTCGCGCAGTCACAAGGTTATGAAACTTTGGATGAAGCCATGAGCGCGCTGGCTGCGGGCATGGTAAAGGACGGGCGCGGTCTGAGCAAACAACAGCAGGCGATGATAAAAGCCTTCGCGCCGATGCTGCAAAACACATTCTCCGCAGACATCGGAATGCAAAACATAGCACGCGTGCTAAAGGACGCCGCGCCAGAAATCAAAGGCGCAGCGGATGAATTCGCGGCGACAGCAGGTGCAGCGGTTAAAAATACTGTCGCAATCCAAGAGATAGAAGAAAACACAACCCTTAAAAAAGGTGGGACAATTGAGACCATTAAGACAGCAGCAAAAGTGGAAGAGTTAGAAGCAAAGATGCGGGATGTGATTGGGTCGGGCGGGGAGTGGGCAGTAAAAAAAGCTGAATGGCTGTACAAAAGGTTTGCTGGCAAAGCGTTAGGCGGTAGTGTGACCAGCGCAGACGGGCCTTACATCGTTGGTGAAAAAGGCCCCGAAGTCTTTATGCCCGCATCCACAGGGCGAATCCTGCCAACGCACCACCTGCGCGGCGGCGGCTCGGTCACCATTAACAACAACATCAGTATCAGTGGGGGGAATGTCGCGGATGTAAAGCGCGCAGTGATTGAAGCAGTAGAGCACGCAGCCAGAACTATATGGCGCCAAAACCTAAGCTTAGGTGGTGTAGCGTAATGGCGCTCTTCGGGCAAATCGCAGCTAACAACCTGGGTGATGCGTTAAGCATTGCTGACCAAGTGCTGCAAAATCAGGTGTCTATTGAAGATGTGGATGGAAACGACATCGTGTACCTCAACGTCACGGAATCGGAGACTCTGGACATGTCTGTGCAAATCACAGAGCATCCGATTGAAGACTCCGGTAGCGTCGCTGATTACGTTTCGCGAAGCTCTATCCCCATGACTTTGACAGGTGTTTTGAGCAATCGTAACTTTGATTTGAGGCGTGACCCGTTGGGTGCGATATTGAGCCGCGCGGCGGCGTTAGCTCCAGCTGTAGTCTCAACGATAAACACAGGCATAAGTGTCGCGAGCAATTTTTTTGACCTCGGCGCTGATGAACAGACAAGAAAGCTACAAGTGTTATTTGACTGGCAATCATCAGGCAAGCTTGTAAAGGTGCGCGGCGTGAAAGTGGACTTAGGAAAAATATCTAAGATTGAAGGTGACCTGTTCTGGCTCATCGAGGGGATGCAAGTCATGTCAGAAGCTGGCTACGGTGATGGGATTGGAATACAGCTCACGCTAAAACACTTGTTTGTGATTGAAGAGCCTTTCACCGGCGGCTTACAAGGCGTGCGCGGCGTCCTCGAAAGGTTCGTGTCATTGCCAAGGAATCCGTTTGCATGAGCCTGAAAGTACAGTTTCTCGATGTCGGTGCGAAGATTGTCCCGGCAGACAAGTACTACACCTTTGCAACAGGCGGATACCTGTGTCGGTTTCGCAAAAACAAACTCGCGGATGTACCTTTCTACACGATGGAAATTTTTGCGGCGAATGGGCGGACTTTTCTTTTTGCCAACAAGCTGGTCTATGGGCAAGAGTTTGTCGATAGTCTTCTGGCTCCGTTCAGAGATAAGCTCATCCCCTTAAACATCGACTATGAGGCCACAGGCTTAGGGCCTACAGAGCTAACCGAAGAGAGCTTTGGAAGCGATATAAAAATCGTTACTGGAATCATAGAAACATGAGAGTGCGCCAAGCCGTCATATCCGTCTTCGCCGCGACAAATGACTTTGGCGAATACACTAACGCTCCCATCCGCGAAATTTTGTTTCGGCAAGCGTACCATAGACAGGGATTGGCATACGAGTTTCGGTTTTCAAAAGCCTTCGCCACACCATTCGGGCAGTGTGATTTAACAATCCACAACCCGTCAGCGAATTTGGCTGATGCGTTCGCATTTGACTCAATCAGTTACAAGCAGAGACCACGCGTGGAAATCAGAGCGGGATACGCGGCGCCGTATGATGGCGACATTGAAGCGCTGAAGAACGCGCTACCGATGGTGTATGCTGGATTCCCGTTCTACGTCTATGACCAAAAGATTGTCGGCGGTCGCGTGCTCACCGTGCAGCTCTCCGATGCGTCCACCGGAATGCTCTTTGGCCCAAACACAAGAGTCAGCGAGCAGTACCGCGCAGGTCAGCCGCTTATCGAGGTGTTGAAAGACCTGTTGGGACGGATACCAGGGTTGCAACATGACATGTCCGAGCTTGAAGCAGATAAGCGTATAAGCGCAACAACGTTACCAGCTGACGTCATGTACACGGCGCTGCCAATCCTGAGCACCGTAATCCCGAACCTTGGGCGTGAGTTTGGGTTTGCGTTTTCTTTGGACGGTCAAGGCAAGTACGTATTTCGGCCAACGGCTTCGATAGCAGACAGCAAGACGCCCACGGTCGTAAGCGCGGAAACAGGAATGATTGAGCACCCAGCGCGGGTGAACTGGACGCATTGGAACGTTCGCACGCTCTTTGGACTGCCGCGAGTCCTGTATCCTGGTGAGTGGGTGCGCATAGAATCAGAATACCTTGACAGGTCGCGCAGCGCAGAGACCAAAAGCCTGACAGGGATGGTGATAAATGCGGACTATGAATTTTCTGACGCATCCGCGACGATTGGCTACGTGGTCGC